ATGTTAAGATTGAAAAATTCAATTTTAAACAGCCTACTATATTACCACAACAAGAGCCCACAATTTTCGAACTATTTAAGAAGACTTATCCAAAAATAGATTTTTCTTACTTCGATGGAAAAATTAATCCGAATATAGACTTACTTACTGTTCGTAAGCATACACGAGGTTCTCTAATAAATTATCTAAAACCAAAACATTTATCGATTAATATAATTGATAAACATATGTTCGTTGCTGGAGTAGTAGATCTCTTTGATTCACTGAACTTATTATTAGTAGATCCAGAGTACAAAACCATTAATCAGTCAATCAATGAAGCTAATTTACAAGCATCTTCTTGCTTCCCTCTTTTCGTAAAGAAGTCAGACCACAATGCCCAAGTTGAGGTATTTGATTTTATACATCGATTAAGAGATTTAGAGGAAGACCAAATCCTGAGTCACATGATGAGTCAGCCATCTACCGTTTTCTATAGATTGTCACCAAAAGTGAAGATTCAAGATTCAACTTTATTAACTAAAGTTAGGTTAGTTTTTGGACATCCATTTTCTCTAATTATTCTAGCAGAGACAATGTTCGGTGATTCTTTAGACAAGATTTTACAAACAAAACCTTTTACGGTTGGTTTAAATCGACCTCAAATTTCGCATTTAGTTGATGAGATTAGATGTCTCGCTTTTAACCGGGATGAGAACATCCTAGAGATAGATATTCAGTCAATTGACATGAATCTTTGTAGTTCATTAAACTACTTATGGTTTGCAGTTCTATTATTTGTAAATCGATTTCACTTAACGTCACAGGACAAAGTCATTGCTATGAATCTTTTTTATTATGAGAATTTTGGTCCTATTCGCTCAAAAGCGATTAACCATATAGTCTGTTCTTCTGGTGGTACAAAATCAGGAACTCGGTTTAATACATTTCTGAACTCAATGACCTTAGGTCTAGCTTTGAACTACTTGTTGTTGACAAGTTCAAGCTTAGTACAATCCGATCTTTATCTCGTCCAGGGTGATGACTCAATTATGAGTGTGTCTAAGGATATTGATATCCATATCGTTCGGAAATGCTTATCTTTATTTAATCTTTCTATCCATCCGGATAAGACTTTTATAAAAACTCCTAATCAAAGTATACATTTTTTAGGGTTTGATTGGACTTTTCCTTCAAACTTTCCAACTAATTCATTAGATTGGGTGTTTAAGAAACTGGTTTACCCAGAAAAGTTACTTAATCTACCTTTTGTAGAAAGAGCACTACTACGTAGTTGTTCTATTCTCTTTCAATTATACGATGGTTTAATGTATTTCCAAGATATTTTCTTAAATAACGTTAAAGAAATTAGAAAACGCTTAGAGGAGGACGTAGATGTTATAATAGATCTTTCATCTTTACCAAGGGCACCCCCTAATGCTGTTATACCATTTCGGACTCTTGTTGAACAGAATTGGAGACTATTTTAATCGTATCACGGTTAAACTCCTAACCTTTTAGCAGAGCGGAATGTACGTTATGTACAGAGGTTAACTAAGAGACTAGTGCAGTAGTTTAGTTAATTAATTAGTAACCAAGGAGTTGGTAAAAATCCTGCAGATTTTCTCAGTCTGTAGACTTTCATATGATGGGAGTAAACCATTTAACCTCCTGAATAGTCGAAAGTTTAGCTTGCTCTCGAAGGACAATTGGTCCAAGATATTACTATTACTTCTGTTTTATTTTAGCTTTGAATGTTACTTAAAAGGTGTAACTATATAAGCTATTTATATTTTAGATTTCTGAATGTTGTTTAAAAGGTACAACTATATGAAGTCAATTTATTTTAGAGGTATTTAACTTGTTTAGATATCTAACCTATTTTTATTTTATTTTATTTTAGCTTACAAAGTAGGTTAAACTGAGATGTGTGAATTAAAAATCGTTTCCTATAACGATTTAATAGAAAGTCTCGTCTATTTATAGACATTTGAGACAGGGTTTATTAAACCCACTTATTCCACAAGAGTACTTAACTTCGGGTTAAGACTAACTAAAATCCTGATAATTAAAGCACAG